AGGGCCGCTGTAATTAGTGAGGTCAATATCAGCAGTATTAAAGGTGGCCGTTTGTCTTGCCGGGGCTTCCAGCTCGACCACGTTTGCTTGAATTAATTTGGACATAATTTTTCCCTATAAAAAAAGGGAGCCGAAGCCCCCTTGTTATTGCCTAAAATTAAGCTGCGTTATGGAAGCTAAAGGCTTGAGGATGACGAATAGCTAGGTCGCAAGTCTTAAAGATGACGTAGCGAGTTTTGCCCTTCAGCGAGTGCGTGTAAGGATCAACATTAAGCTCAATGCCGCCCCACTCGCCCAACAGTATTTGAGAGAAGTCGCCCAGTACAAAGTCATTAGCCACTAACTGAGAACTAATAAGCAGGTTTCTACCCAAGATAGAACTACCGCCAGAGATGAAATTACCCTCAACGCCACTGCCTTGTTTTGGTGTGGTGATCATGCTTTCCCAGAAATCAGGAGAACCGATATAGGTGAGATTGTTGGCCGCGTTAGCCGACATCACGTCCTTCATCTGAGTGACCATTTCTGCATAAGTGGGCGCAGTAGCGCTAGCGAAAGTAGGATCATCAACACCTGTCGCCCCGTCAATGCCCTGAGGCACACCAGAAGCCCCCGCACCGTAATAAACAGCAGAATCCAAGCCAAGAGCAATCGCCTGGAATAGATCGTTGCGGATTAAGCCCTCAATCGCTGGCGTAGATTGTTGAGTGAGGCGGCGTGTTACTTCTGTATACGCAGCCAAGTCTTTAGGAGATAGACTGATAGTATCGAACTGAGGTTCGCTTTCAGTCGCATCGCCATCTTCTGCGCTAATCCACGTAGCAGCAGCGCCCGCAGTTTGGCGAGGAATATCAACGTTGCCAACAAGACCTGGCATCATTCTAACTCCGGCCTGAAGAGCAACCATGTTGTTGCGAAGGATGTCGATATATGAACCGGACAACAGGTTGGTTCCTACCAGCTCTGCGCCGTCTGTAGCCGTTCCTGCTGACAGATCACGCTCAAAGATATTGGAAGGAATAAACGCGCCGCGAGCATTAAAGCCTGAAGGCATTTGTGATTCAGCATCGGCACACACTTCAAGCTCAAACCCTGCGCGGCGTTGAGCTGCTCGGTCATTAGGGTTGGACAGTGCGTCCATTAGCTTGATGAAAGAGAAGTTTCTGTGTTCTTTCTCAGTAATATCCACATGCGTTTCTTGCTTTTGATTTTCGCGTGCTTTGTTGTTGCGTTCGCCAACTATTTTTAGGGCTTTCTCATTAAACTCAGCAACAGTTAAACCCTCCTTGATCGCTTCGCGGGATAGCGCGTCGATATCGTGGAATTCTCCCAGCTCACGGATAGCGTCAATGCGCTTGGTTTCTTCTGTGCGAATGCGGCTTTTTTCTGCTTTCTCATCGAATGCAGGCACTTCTTTTTTCACTTCTTCTGTCATTGTTTCCACCTTGATAGATTTGATTGGCTCAGCAGGGATTTCTGCTGGCTCTTCGTCTGATCGACCTACGCCCACACTGGTGTCTGCCGGTATTGATACAATAGAAAGCTCGAACGGCTCCCAATCTGTTACTCTGACTAAATCGGATTCGCCTCTTCGCTCCGTTACATCGTATTTATGGATTCTGTAACCAACGGAAACGAGCGATCGGATATCATCAACAACATCTTGAAAGATTTCCTGCCCTCTCTTGCTTCTGCTAAAACGAATGACTGCCCTACCACGCCGGTCCTCATCCACCCTTGCAGATTCCACAACCCCAACCTGATCGTTAGGATCGTGATTCACCAATACCGCCGCGCCGTTCTCTAAACGGCCAAGCCTCAGGCTTTGCGGGTCATGGTCTAAAACTTCTGAGCCGAAGGCTCTCTCGTATGGCTCCTCGGAGCTGAAAGCGATTTCTACGGTTCTTTTTTCTTCATCAACAGCCCGATTAACGAGCGCGAAGTCGCGGTCAAACTTCTGTTTGACTATTCCGGTTTTCTTCATAGGATTTACTCTTCCGCTTGAACTTGTGTCTTTTCGGGAGCTTCTGTTGGCTGAACGCCTAAGGATTTCATTAGCTCGTTTTCTTTTGCGATTTCTGCCCAAACAGCATCAGGGTCATCGCCCTGCTCTCTCATAATCTGAGTGCGAGACTTCAATCGCTCGTTAATGGATAATTGGTTGGCAGTGCCGTCTTTTTGTGGATCAACCCATGACCATCGTCTAGGCTGGAAGGATGCCGCCGCATACGATGAAGGCATTCCATCAACGTGCCGCCCACCTGGGAGGATTATTTTTCCGTTGGTGTAAGCGTGGAAAACCCACTCTTCAAATACAGCACTGATGAAGCATCGGATAAACCAATTTTGATAAGTCTTAAACAGCTCTCTGTCTTCTAATACCCCAGCACGAATGGATGAATAATTGACCCCTTCCAAGTCGTTAGAGAGAGAGTGGTAGGAGATTCCCCACCCTGACGCAATACTTCTTAAATTAGTCTTAATGAAAGCGTCAAACATCTGATGAGGGTATGCGGGATCTATGTTGACCATCTCCCGGCTACCTATATCAACAATTGACCCCGGCTCAACATTTGAAAACGTGTTTCCATTACCCGCATCTTCGTCGCCCGTGTAGGCATCACCCTGAGCCGACTTAATCACGCTGAAGGTGTTAGCTGAGGCTCTCGCGTTAACAATGGCCCCCTCTTGATACTTCTCTAGGTGCTTGGTTGCCTCAAGTGCGGCATGTGTCCAAGGAAGCCCGCGCGATTGATCTGGATATAGAGGAACAAAGCAGTGCACAATCCTGCCGGCCTTAATGGAATATGTTTTAGACGCTTGATAATCTCCGTCAGCGTTTTTCTCTCTAAACCAGTAGCGAACAATAATCCCTTGCGAGTTGTATTCCACCCCTAGCCGTATTTCCCCGGCCTTGGTTCTTGTGTTCTTTTGGGTATCTAAAAGCTCTGGATCAATCGCCTTTAGCTGAAAGCCGTACTTGCCTGCGTACACTTTCTCAAAAAGAAATTCTCCATCTTGCACCGCACAGCCGATAGCAATATTTTGTAGGTCAGCAAAACAAGCGCGGCCATAGAAATCACAGTGTTTGTTGGACCAATCTTTAAAAGCAGCCTCAACAGCAATATTTGATCTATTATCAGGCTTTCCGTTCGACATCATCCGTTGGGCGCTAACCTGAACACCGTTAGGCCCAACAATGTTAGACTTCATAATGTCGACGAATCGTTTACCGTAGGTGTTCTTTCTCGCTAGAGCACGAGACCTAGCACGCAACTTTGTGAGGTCTTCTTTTAGGTAGTAATCAATAGAGTGTGAGGACGTATCCCAGCCACTAAATACACGCCCCTCAATCGTGCTAAAAAAGCCTGACTTCTTGAAAAGATAGGGTGTTTGTGGTGGCTTTTCGGCTTTTTTTCGCTTTAGCGGCCACATATTAGGCTCCCATCTTAATGAGAACTCGGGCAGATGATGACCGACCATTCTCGCGGTCTAATGTAGCCTTCTCAGTAGCCCACCGGCTTGCGTACAACTGTTCTAACTCGACAAGCTCTGCGATAGCCCTGCGCTTTAACGTTCTACCATTAATAGAGTATTCAGCCTGCTCATTGCTGGCCGTTCCCTCGATAGTTGCCCTGATAGCTTGTAAAACTGTGAGCGTATGACTTCTAATGTCCCCAGACTGTACAGATACAGATGAAAAGCCCTCATCAACAACAATTTCCTCGCTGTCTGAGTCTCTAACAATGATGGCTTGCCATCTGTAGTCCCCAGGCTTATACCCAGCCGTAGCACTCTTGCTTAATTCAACAACGTGAGCCGAACCTGTCTTGTTCGCTGTGATGGTTTCTATATCCCACCCGCTCTCCTGTGGTTTGAATTTATAGACAAGGGTATAGCTGTCAGTCGGATAGGTGGCAGTAATATCAGAGCGGGTCCAAGCAATACGAGACCCTGCGATAATCGAGGCAGGCTCTGTGTCTGGATAATTTGCAGAATCGAAAAGATTAATCATATATCTGTGGCCCAATTCGTTTTTCTTGCAGCGGGTCGCCGCCTGTTTAATGATGTTTGTGGCTTGGGTGTATCGTATTCGGTTTTTGGCTGCATGTTCTTGGCTATGGCCTCAAAAACAGGGTTCAGGATTGCTAGAGCTGCCATTGCGTACACCCTGACATCAAGCGCCTCGTTCCTTGGCCGCATTTTTACCCACTCAAAACGAGGAAAGCCTTTAATATATTTGGTGACACGCTTTTCTGAGGTGAGCTGCTTAAAATATTCTTCGTCTCGCTCTCGGTTGTAGTGACAGTAGCCTGGCCCAAACTCGTTAATTTTCAACCTAGAGTAAAGAAGCTCTTTACAGGTGTCAGTGCCTACACCGTACAAAGGAACATTCATTTTGTTGGTGGTTGATGGTCGTGAAACAATCGGAGAGCCTGGTACAGACTTGCCTTTTAATGCGTGAACAAACCTGTGCTTCTTGGCAAACTGATAGGCTTGCTGAGTGTAGTGTCCCCCCGTATCAAGACCGGCAGCTTTAACCCTATGACCGCTATAATCTTTTAACAGGTGTTCTTCTAACCTATTCCACAACTCAGCCCTACCAGGATCGCCGGACAAAACAACGTAATCAATGGACCAGGATTCCTCACCAAGACCAAATCCAGCAACCTCCATTTCTATCCTGTCATCCTGAACATCAATACCAGCAACAAGGACCAGAGAGTCATCAGGCACACCGGAATAATCTTCACGCCGGGCAAGCAATGCATGGCCATCAATCTGCTCGCCTTCCTCTTCCCACGTTTCTCCAAGGGATGTATTAATAAAGGTCTTTAGTGTCTCAGTAGTTTTCTTGGCCTCTCTGAAATCTTCAACAATTTCCCGCCATTTTCGCCAAGGAGAATAAAGCTCACTTAAATGAAACCCGGCAACCTTTCCTTCCTCACCCTCTGCAACCCATTCGCCAGCCATTAACATGGCCTGCTTGTGGTTCTCTTCTATCTCAGCACCGCAGTGGGCGCAGATATAGGCAAGAGGCTCAAACCGTAAGTTCTTCCACTCTAGTGGCTGCTTGTTTTTACAGTGATGGCAAGGCACATAATAGCGCCTCATGTCGCTCTGAGAATAAGCCATCTCTATACGTGACTGCCCCTTAATGGTTGGGGTCGACGTATAGACTTTCTTGCGGTTCCAAAAGTTGTTGGTGCGCTTTCCACCCAAGGCTAAAGGGTCGCCCTCTGTGCCTGCACTTAATGGGAATCTATCTACCTCATCCGCTAGAAATATGCGTATTGGCCGAGAGGCAAGAGAGGCAGGAGAGTTCGCCCCCGCGAGTGTTATATGCCCACCGGGAAAGGCTTTATGCAACAGTGTATTGTTTGAATCTCTGGCCCTTGGGTCTTTAACCTTTTGAGTCAAAGAAGGAGTATCACGGAGCATGGGAGCCAATCGGTCTTTACTAAACGCTTCTGCCATTTGTAGGGTGGGTTGAAGCAATAACATCGGCGCAGGATCGTGGTCCATAAAATAGCCAATGATATTTAACAGTAATTCAGTTTTCCCCACTTGAGCAGATGACATAACGACAACCGTTTCCACGGACCTGTCATTAATAGCGTCTAAGATGCCCCTCTGATAAGGCGCTCTATCAGTGTTCCACCGTCCCGGCTCTGCGCTGGCCTCGCTGCTTAACCTTCTTTCCAGATCCGCCCACTGGCTCACTGTTATGTCCGGCGGCGGAGTGAGTATTGCTTGGCTTTTGGCCAGAATCTCCGCAAGCGATTTCTGATAAGTCATAGGTGGCTAGCTCGTCCAGCGCCTCATAAAGGAATGCTCTGATTAAGGTCTCAGCCTCAACAGGATCGGCCATGATGACTAGCTGTGGAGCCGCTTTAGTGGGCAGCCCTAACAGCTTGGCTCGAAAGGCTGTAAAGATATTTGATAAAAGACTTTCAATAGCTGAAGAAGGAACAAGCTCACCGCGCAATACTTGCTCTTCAAGCTCTGTCTTGTTCGCCTGATGGTGGGTGAGTCTTGCTCTCTCTGCTTGGTAGTCAAGTTCTTCTGATCTTGTGGCCCCGTACAATAGGGCAAGAGCGTCAACCGTTTTGTAAAGATATGATGTGCCTTGTTCTTCTCGGTCTAAATCAGAAAGGCGGGCTTTAATTGTTCTGCG